AGAGCACGAAGAAAGAGTTGCAGACCAAGGCTGCGTACAACGCGCGGCCGGAGGTCATGGCCAAGCGCGTGCTCAACAACAAGGCCCGCCGTCAGGCCATCCGCGAGGGCAAGGTCCACGTGGGTGACGGCAAGGACATCGACCACATCAAGCCCCTGGAGAACGGGGGGTCCAATGCGGAGTCGAACCTGCGGGTGACGACGCAGAAGAAGAACCGAGGTTGGCGCCGGGGCAAGTCCGGCTACAACCCCTGAACCGATGCGGGAGTGATGGCCCGCAAGGGGAGCACCGTAGCATGCTCGGCCCCGGGAGTGATGACCCCGCGCATGCAGCCGTAGAAGCCGGGCTCCTTCGGTGAGGAAACGGCACCGAAACCCGGGGAGGTGGTCGAAAGACCCCTCCTCGGGCGCTAGGTCATTGGAGAATCGAATGGACGACACGCAATTCACGCTCGGCCCGGAAGACTCGGCCGTGATCTTTCGTAGCGACGGCACGATGGAGATGTGCGTGCCCAAGCAGAACGACGACGATCAAGTGCTGCCGTCTTCGATGGCCGCATTCCGATGCGGCGTCTTGATGGCCAACGAGGACCTGTGCGATCTCGTCGATGCGCGCATCGACGCGCAGAGCGCTCGGGCAAAGGGGTGCGCACACTGACCTATGGAGATCGTCGAGAACAAAGCGCTCATCCTGCGGACTCGCAACCCGCAGAAGTACGAGTGCATTCCCAACAGCGCGGTCCTTGGACAGACGCCCGACGGCGTCTACGAGGTAGCCGTGCACTGGGAACTCGACGCAGTTCGTGTCCTGAAGAACCTGGGCGTCAAGAACGTCCCCTCGCCCATCCTCGGGCGCTACAACTGGCCGGGGCGCCACAAGCCCTTCAGCCACCAGCGTGAGACGGCGCAGTTCCTCACGCTCAACCCTCGAGCGTTCGTGTTCAACGAACCCGGCACCGGCAAGACCATGTCTGCCGTCTGGGCCGCCGACTTCCTCATGAAGGCCGGCAAGGTCCGCAAGGTGCTCGTCCTGTGCCCCCTGTCCATCATGCAGTCCGCGTGGCACAAGGACATCGCCGCCTCCACCATCCACCGCACTGCTGTGGTGTGCCACCACGTCGACCCCGAGCGACGTGTCCGCATGGTCGAGCACGGCTACGACTTCACCATCGTCAACTACGACGGCCTGCCCATGATCATCGACGCGCTCAAGAAGCGCGGCGACATCGACCTTGTGATCGTCGACGAGGCCAACGCCTACAAGAATCCCCAGACCAAGCGCTGGAAGGTGCTCAACGCACTGCTCAAGCCGGAGACGATGCTCTGGATGATGACGGGCACGCCCGCCGCGCAGTCCCCGCTCGACGCGTTCGGGCTGGCCAAGCTGGTCAACCCCAGCGGCGTGCCGCGCTTCATGACCGCGTGGAAGGACGAGGTGATGACCCAGATCACCCGGTTCAAGTGGGTCCCGAAGAAGACCTCGCGCGAGCGCGTGTACACGGCGCTGCAGCCGGCGATCCGCTTCGCGAAGAAGGACTGCCTGGACCTCCCGCCGGTGCTCACAACGGCGCGCGACGTTCCGCTCACGGCGCAGCAGGCCAAGTACTACAAGATCATCAAGACGCAGATGCTCTCGCAAGTTGCAGGCGAGACGATATCCGCAGTGAATGCCGCGGCTGTAGTCAACAAGCTGCTGCAGATCTCGGCCGGCGCAGCATATACCGACAACGGCGAGGTCGTAGAGTTCGACTGCGCGCCGCGCCTGGGCGCGCTGACCGAGGTGCTCGACGAGACCGAGCGCAAGGTGATCGTGTTCGCGCACTACCGGCACAGCATCGACACCATCGCGCTGCACCTGAACTCGCTGCTGATCCCCTGCGAGACAATCCACGGCGGCATCTCTCCGGTCAAGCGCAGCGAGATCTTCCACGACTTCCAGACCAAGGACCGCCTGCGCGTGCTGGTGATCCAGGAACAGGCCGCTGCGCACGGCGTGACGCTGACGGCGGCAGACACCGTTGTGTTCTGGGGACCGGTGATGTCGGTGGAGATGTACCTGCAGTGCATCGCGCGCACCGATCGCATCGGCCAGTCTTCGGATCGCGTGACCGTCGTGCACATCCAGAGCTCGGAGATCGAGCGCAAGATGTTTGGTGTATTGGAGAAGCGTGTGGCTGACCACGACATGTTCGTCAGCCTCTACGAAGAACTTCGTCGGGAGGGGGTTGCACAGGCCTGAGAACCGTGTATACTGCTTCACATTCCACCCCTGAAGGAGATCATCATGGAAACCCCCGAGGTGCCGCTCGACAAGCTCGCTGCGGTGTACATCAAGATCCGCAACCAGATCGCGTCGCTGACCAAGAAGTACGACGACGAGGTCGAAGAGCTGAAGAAGCAGCAGGACGAGATCGCCGCGGCGATGAAGGACACGCTCAAGGCGCTCAACGTGCGCAGCGTGAACACCGCCGGCGGCACCGTCGTCCTCCTGGAGAAGACGCGCTACTACCCGTCTGACTGGGCTGAGTTCAAGCAGTTCATCAAGGACAACGACGCGTTCGACCTGATGGAGAAGCGCATCGCGCAGACCAACATGGCCAAGTTTCTCGAAGAGAACCCTGACCGCTTTCCGCCCGGTCTTCAGTCCGAGACTGAACTGACCGTTTCTGTTCGCAAGCCCACCGCAAAGTGACATGAGCAATCTCGCAACCTTTAACCCCGCGCAGCTCCCTGCGCACCTGCGCTCGACCGAACTGTCCGACGCCACCAAGGCGCTGATGGGCAACTCGTCGGGCTTCCGCCTGTCGATCAAGGGCAACGTGTTCCGCCTGCTGTCCAACGGCAAGGAGTACGCGAAGATCCCCGAGCGCAGCCTGGACGTCGTGGTGGTCAACGCCGCGGCCAAGGTGACGCGCACCTTCTACCTGAAGAAGTTCGACGACGACGCCGAGCCGACGGCGCCGGACTGCACTTCCAGCGACGGTGAAGTGCCCGATGCGCGCAGCGCCCACAAGCAGGCCGCACGCTGCGCCGACTGCCCGCAGAACGTGAAGGGCTCGGGCGAAGGCGACTCGCGCGCCTGCCGCTTCAGCCAAGCGCTTGCTGTGGTTCTGGCCAACGACATCGGCGGCAACGTGCTCAAGCTGCAGGTGCCGGCGGCATCCATCTTCGGCAAGGGCGACGGCCCGAACGTGCCGCTGCGCGAGTACGTGACGCAGCTGGCCCAGGTGCCGGTGAACATCGACACCGTCGTGACGAAGATGAGCTTCGATCTCGACTCCGCGTCGCCCAAGCTGTTCTGGTCGCCCGTGCGCTACCTGACCGAGGAGGAGTACGCCACTGCGCAGAAGCAGGGCAAGAGCGAGGCCGCAAAGCGCGCCGTCGACAACACCGTGTTCCAGCAAGACACCGCTGCCAAGCCGGCCATCCTCGGCACGCCGCCGGCCGCTGCCGCGCAACCTGCGCCGGCCCCTGCTCCCGCGCCGGCTGCCGAGCCCGAGGAGACGGAAGAAGAACGCGAGCTGCGCGAGTTCCGCGAGTTCCAGGCGGCCAAGAAGGCTGCGGCCGCGAACAAGCCCGCTGCGACGCGCGCCAAGAAGACCGAGACCGCTGCGCCTGCCGCAGAACCGACCGTGCGCGCTGCGCCGGCGCCGGCTCCTGCCCCCGGCCGCGCGAACCTGAGCGCGCTGGTGGACAAGTGGGACAAGCCCGAAGGAGGCGCCACCGATGATTGAGTCGCCTGCCAATCTGCGCATGACCGTGGCCGACGTCGCGACGTTCTAAGATCGCTGCTGGCACCAAGATGTAGCGCGGGTACGGGCGCTACGACCGGAGGGCCCCTCGACACCGGTTCAGGCGACAGACGGCAACGTCGACAGCCGAAGCTGCTCCTAAAGGCAGCACCGCCCCAATTCAACAGGCATCTTCATGGCTTACCGCGAACGCACCAAAGAACTCGTCAAGACTTCCCCGCTCACGCTCGGATCTCGCATGGGCCGTCGCGCGGTGTACCTGGACGTCCCGGTGGTGGAGCTGGCCCGCCTGACGGGCGCCACTCGCAAGACGTGCTACAACTGGATGTTCGGCGGCTTCGTGATCCCTGCCTACCGGCAGCGCGTCACCGAGCTGTACGAGATCCTCAAGGCCAGCAAGACCGCGGAAGACGCGATCCGGACGGCCAACAAGCGCTTCAACCTTTTCTGAGCTGAGGCTTCTCCGTGACCCCGCAGGAGTTTCTTGCGGCTGTTCTTCCGCCGCCGGGATACGGACTCTACTGCGTGTGCGAGCTGACCTCCACACGCAAGAAGCACGAGTTCGTCCCCACTCTGGAAGAAGCGCAAGCGAAGATCGAGAACTTCAACAAGAAGCACTTCGACACTTACTTCGCGCTAGCAACGTTCGAGTCTGACCGGAGCCGCGAGGCTTCCAACGCACGATGGGTACAGTCCTTCTTCGTGGATATCGACTGCGGCATCGGGCACGCGTATCCCACTGCGCGCGACGGTGCAACAGCGCTGGCAAACTTCATCGGCGCCACGGGACTCAACGCCCTGCCGGCGCCCATCATCGTGTCCTCCGGCGGCGGCGTGCATGCGTACTGGCCGCTGTCTGAGCCGACGTCGGTCTTCACCTGGAAGCTGATCGCTGAGCGCTTCAAGCGCCTGTGCAAAGACAGCGGGCTGGCGATCGACATGACCGTGACGGCCGACG